TTATACTGCATTGTTCATCCTTCTGTTAAAATAATCTCGTCAGGATAAAAGCCTTTAGCACCAAGCCATGACCCGCCACCAACACGATAACATGACTGAGCATCATTCTGTTGTTTAGCAAGAATTAATTTCTCGCCGGCCATTGCTGCAGCATTGGTAAAAACAGACGTGTTGCCTACAAGGTTGGCACCAAGTTCTACTGCCATTCTTGCTGCCAAAGCAGCATACATTGCCGGCGCCATTTTGTTTATATCCACCTCTTTTGACAGATATAAAATCATTACCTCATCTTCACTGGTTAAAAGCTTTTCGCTTTCTATCTTATAATAAATATCGCTCAATATAATACTTAGACTATTTAAAACTCGTATAACCCTGATACAATTCTGAGGAAGAGAAAATCGATTTTTGAATCCCCATGCCGGTGAATCTGCATCTTTTATTGACAAAACTGCTCTTTTTATACAGCAATCCCATGGATGAGAAGTTAAAAAAGAATTAAGAACTGACGGATACAAAAACGTACACAACTCCGCATTTTCCCCGTCAGCAGTATTAATAAATTCCTGCCCTAATGCAGTAAGTGCCAGATTAAACAAATTAGTCTTTGACTGCATATTAAAACACCTTATTATTTGTTCATTGCTACTTGATACTTAAAACTTAAAATTCCTTGTGTTGCATCTGCCGCACCAATCTGTAATGCCAGACAATATTTTTCATTATCAGGAATAATATCACTAGAAAAAGAAGTTTCTCCCAATGCTGCTACAACAGACGCTGTTTGTCCGGCTAATACATAAGCACTAAATTCGTCTTTCGACGCATTACCGGTATTAATCAAATTAGTTACCTCAGTAGCGGTGCTATTGTTTTTAACATTAATTATCAAGCTATGATCAACAAAAGAAGCACTAAGGTCGGCATCATTGTCATTTGTTATAGTAACAGTATAACTTGTTCCTATCCTCCCTGGTATCTTTTGAACTATAGATACAACAACAGTGCCGTCAGCTTTTTTTAGATGTACTGTACCAAAGGGAGAATGAGTTTCGTACGTTGCTGTCCCCACCGTCTGCGGGAGAATTTGAGCGTTTGTCATAAGTAATTTTACCCCTGCGATTTCTGTGTCTTTTCCGGCGGGGAAAGCATATAAATCAAGAGCTACTGCTGCATTAAACGCCATTATCTTAGTAATAGAAAACTTTAAAATTGAATTAATAGCCCCTTTAGGAAATGGGGTTAACATATAAAATTTATCTCTAAGATATGTTCCGTTAGTAAAATCAATCTGATCTGTTATCACACCGACATTATACCCAGACTCTTGTAAAGCACCGGTTCTTGAATAATTATCTATATCAAAAGCATTCTGCCTTGCAGACGCCGTTAGGTCACTAATATCTACTAAAGCCATTATATTTTCTCCATTTTACTTATACGTTACAGTCTATTTCTACAACTTTTTCATCTTCAACCCGGACTCCGCCTAGCCCCATAAGCATATAAACAAGAGTATTAAAAGAATACTCAGAGCTTTCAGCTATTCGTACCTTAGGGTTAATACCTATTCCAAGTCTGAAAGAATCTGACGTATATGCAACGCATTTGCGTTGCATAGTTCCTGCTTCATTGTTAAAAGTAGGTACCAAAGTAGACGTAATAAATTTAAAACCCATAAAAGTATCAATTTCTCCTTTTACAAGTGCTTTTATAGTATTATAATCCGAACTGGTAACTTTAGTATCACTCAAAAGTTTCTTTTTTTCTGTAGGAGAAGTAACAATATATTTTTCTTCCTCCTCCTTAACATTGTTCCAGTCAAACCGTTCTTTAATTGCAATTAAACTGTCAACTGTAAAAGCAGCATCCAAATTTATCTTCTGATTCTCAGGCAATGCGATTGACGTCTCCCCGGTCTGGCCTGCCCTTGCAGTTCCAACAAGAGCCTCCAGAACAATACTATCAATTTTCCTTCCGAATGCAGCAGATGCAGATTTAACATAAGTAGAAGCAGGATCATACAACATTCTTACTTTATCAATCTGATCAATCATTGCAGACCAGTCGTAAAATCTGAGAGACAACTGACGTCTGTAATGAGGAACTTCCACAATCCTTGTTTTGGCGTGACGTGTAGTCACTTCCTGAGCCTCGGTCTCTCCGATTGAATCTGTATATTTAGTTCTTCCCTTTACTGATTCCGTATAAACCGTAGGTCTTAATTTTGTCTGCTCTTGCTGAGTTTTTAGAAAAACGTTAGCTGAAAACTGTTCCACCATCGCTACTGGTATTGTACTAGGCATATCATAACCCCTTTATTTTTTGTTAATATAGTTGTTCAAACAATCCTCTTACATGATTTACTGCGTTACTATGATCCGGATGCTGAGGGTTATGATAGGCAGATTGAACACCGCCATGCATTAGTTGATCAATCTCTTTCTTAATCGTTTGTTTGGACACCGTTTCCTGAGCACGTCCGTGTAAATAATGTTCTTCATTAGCTTTCTGGCCTATAACGGCCATTCTCTGAATAAAATCAGGGTCATTACCAAGCCCCATCTCTTCTGCCTTATTGATTCCATCAGCTCCGAAAACATGCGCTGTACCTGCCTGAGCAAGAGCTACATTTTTTTCTGTATTAGAACCCCATGCTGCCTGTAACGCCTGATGAGCACGGTAAGCAGAACTGTCATCTGTTGCCTGTTGCTGTTGATAGGCTGCCTGTTGCTGTTGATAGGCAGGAGTAGGAGCAGGCGGTAAATAATTAGGATCAGTACCAGGCTGAGGCTGATTGTTATTACCCATATTCTGAGAGTTATAAATCCCCAGAGCATGATTCTGAATCTCGTTATACTGTTCCTGCGATAAACCTATTCTGTAAGACAAATCTTTAAAAGCTTTATTCTGTATAGGATCAATATTCAAGCCCGGAGGCGGTTCCCATAGGTAATCTTCCGGAGGAGTAGTAGAATCAAGATAGGCACTTGCCAGGTCCTCAACAGTCTTGAAACCATTTAACTTATTACTTTGTGAAATCTGATCCGGTAATGGTGTTCCTTCCTTCTCAGACATATAATCAGGCATATAATTATCGTTACTGATCTGACTATCAACTTTAGGAGAATCAGAATATACCGGGTCTGGTTGTACGATACCACCAAGGTAGGGGCCACTTCCGATTCCTGACTGAGATATGTCCCCTGTTCCGTTTTCGGAATTTATATTATCTGTCATTTTTCACCTTTAATAAAATTCATTAGATTTTGTTTTAAGTATGTTTATAATATGAACAACAACACTTCGCCTTCCTTCTTTGTAAAACAACTCATGAGATTCAACCCCTTTGTAATACATAAAATCATCATACCCAACAAGGCTTTTCAGATTTTCAATAACCATCTCCCCATCCGGGGAGTTAAAAAGGTTTTTATAGCTCTGAATTATTTTTACATATTCCTCTGCTCCATCATTCTGAAAGTCCATAATATTACACCGCTCTGACCTTGCTGGCTTTAGCCTTATCAAGCTTTACCGTAGCGTCGCTTTCCTGTGTTTCATTCTGCATTTTTGCCTGTTCCATTTGCATCTGTTGTTCCATCTGTTCCATTTTTTCCTGTTGTTTCTTCTGGAGTTCATACTTATTCCGCAATACCTTAACAGGAACATTCAAAACATCAGCAACAAGCTTAATGATTTCATCCAATTTAAAAATCATACCCGCGGAAGGGTCAAGCTCAAGATACGGGGCCACCACCTGAAACAACTTCTGTAACCCCATAAGAGAATCAACTTGCTGAGCTTTATGAATTGGTGACTGATATTCTACCTTCAATCCCTGTTGTCCGATATGCTCAGGCGCCTGAGGTAAGAGTCCTGTCCTGTTAACCATATGAAATGATCTTTCCACCAGAGGTTGTAATAGCTCGATTTGTACACGACCCCCAATAGGAGAAAGCAACCTCATTTTCTCTTCGGAACGTTCCATTATTTCAGTAGCTGTCATCTGATTTTTATTTAACAATTGCAGCTGATCATAAAAGAACATTTGCCCAATCTGATGCTTTTGCTCTTGAATCATCTGATGGGAGATAGCTATATTCCCTGCCGTAAATAATGGTTCAACAGCTTGTGAACCTGGTCTCATATATGTAAAACTTCCAGGATTCATCTTAACCACACCAGTAAACTTGTTTTCTGGAACACCATATGGGGGATCAACCGCCTTTTCCCCAGCCCGCATCATTGTCTTTACCATACGATTTAAGATTTTTATATCAGGAAGAGCTTGCCATCCCAGCCCTGTACCATAAACATTGCCAGGTTCGACAGACCATCGGCAAACAATATAAGGCATTTCAAAATATCCTCCTGAACTGATTACATGCTCAGTCTCCTTTTCCATATAAATAGAACGATATTTATATTCAGGGTCTAATTTCTTTCCAAGAGTAGTAAACTCATTTACAGGAATTACAGCATGGATAATTTCAATTTCCTTCTCGGTGTTTTCAACATAATTATTATTAAAACTCTGACGAAGGCTGCGTGAAAGCTTACTCTTCCCGAAGAATTCAACAGCTTCTTTTATAGAAAGCTTATAAACTCTGTAAACAGACGAAACAGAGCTGTCATAAGTATTTCTAAGATATATCTCATTCAGGTTGATAACCTGATATTTTAAAGGATTATCGCTGGAAGAAGATGAGTATAGAACTGCCGTTCCTAAAGAAATCATAGTCCTAAAAATATCATAAAGACACATGTCAAGATTAGAATCGTTTATTTGATTCCGGAAGATATCGTCAGCACTGTCAAGCCACTTATCACTCTCATAGTCAGCGTCTTCAACACCATAAAGTTTTAAAAGAAACCATTTCGTAGACGAATTAGTCATAATCGTCTGCATCCAGCTGGCGAGCATATTACAAGAATGCGTTGGAAAACTATCTACAAGCTTACCTGTTAATAGAGTTCCGGGTGTGTTCTTAACTGTAAACTTACCCATAGCAGGATAAATATAGTCACAAATATCCTGCCACGTTGCTTCATACGGCCTTCTTAACTCCTGCAAATGTTTAACAAGCTCAACTAAAATCTGGCCATCTTGTTTCTTGGTTTTCATCTAAATAATTATCCTGCCTAAAACTAGAATTAGCGTATATGTTGTTTTTTTCGTAAAAATAAATATTGTCGGTGAAGGTAAAAGCAATTGCATCAGCTATGTCAGGACTCTTTCCACCAAAAAAACGGCCTTTCCCGTGCTTGGACAACAACTGATAACGTCCCTTGTTATCATAAGTGTAACCAACTGTTAACAGTTGGCCTCTCAGTTTATGATCATTAGGAAGGCTTACAAGCCTGGACTCAAGAGCTGAACGAAACCTTAAATACATTTCAGCTCTGATGTTTGCATATTTATCAGGTTCAAAAGCTTTCCCATGGCTGATAACTTCTCTTACAGGCAAACCAATCTCCTGTAGCCTTGAAAAAACACCGTCTCCTATCCCAATAACATCGACAAAAATCATGACAGGCTTTTTTCTTTCCGGAGTTATAGCGTATTCCTTCTGAACCCAGTAAGCTACCTGTGTTGATCTGCGGTTAAACGTCTCCTTATATTCAGCTATAACGTTACCCTCTCTTTTTGCTATGACAGACGCATCGCCACCGAAGCCTCCAACGTCTACACCCCATACAACAGGGTCATCAGCTATAATATTCGACGTCATAGCACTGTCAATATCTTCAACACTAAACAACGCACTTGAATCGGAACTAGGGAACTCACCAAGAACCCTTACTTTATATTCATCAGACGCATTCCCATACTTTGACTTCCAGTAAGAAATCTGATCCTTTTCCACAAGAGAGGACTCTTCTGCGTTTAAAGTAAGAGTTTCCCAGCCACTATTAGGAGCAAAACATTCCGAAAAGAAACCTGTTAGTTTTGTAGGATTACCAATAAGGATGATCTTATTGTTTTTACCTGTCAAAGCGCCGAGAACAGGCATAAATATTTGATCTGCTATCCCCGAAGCCTCATCACAACAAATCAGTAAATTATCACTATGAAATCCCTGCAAAGCATCGGGGTTCTCAACACGAGCAGTACGTGCTATTGCAAACGAGTTCTTTGTTACTATATTCTCAATCTTAACTGATGTAATAATCCACTGTTCTTTTATCTCAGGCGGAAGATTTGCCCAGATAACCCTTAACCGATCCCAAAGTACGTTCTTTAGCTGTTCGGCTGATGGCGCCGTACAAGGACACTGAGCGCGAGGAAAACAAATAAGAAACCACCAGATGGCTACCGCCAAGCCGGTAGACTTCCCAGTACCGTGCCCGGACTTACACGCAATCCTCTGATGGCTAACTACAAATTTAAAAAATTCTGACTGCTGAGGCGTCGGTGTTATCTGTAAAAACTCTTCTGCGAACAGAGATATATCCTTTCTCCACCTCAGGACATAGTCTACTATATCCTCCGCTAAGTTAATGCTGCCTCAGATTTCAAAGCGACAGCTTCCTCAACAGCTTTTTTATTCTTTGTGTAATCTCTATAGTATTTTGGTTCGTACTCGCCATCTCTAAACTTTTGAATTAGCTTATCCTGCTCGTTGATTATATGATATCTAACG